TGGCCTTCGCCATGACCAGATTGTTCATACCCACCTCGATCAGCGTGAGGACCTGGGCCATCCGGGCTTGATGCTCAGACCCGTAATCGTTCTTGATGGCGGTCACGCTGGCGAGTTCGTTCGCGGGGAACGTCACGAGGCTAACCTCCAGGAGCTTCAGCTCCTTGAGCTGGCGAACCTTGCCCTGCCAGCCGTCCTGCATGACCTGGTAACCGATGCTCAGGCCCTTGATCGCGCCCTGGCGGAGCAGCGCGTAAGCTTCACGACCGCGGGCCGTCTCGAGGTTGATCTCGCCGCGCACGACGCGCAGGCCCTTGCTGTCCTCGACCAGCTCGAGCACGCCGACCGGCTCGGTGGTATCGTGCTGCCAGAGCAGGGGAACGACGTTGCCGCGCTCGCTCAGCGACTTGCGGAACGCGCCGGGCATCACCACGTCTCCGTGCTGGTCGACGTTGTTGAAGATGCTCGCATAGCCGGTGAACACGCCGGCTTCGTCAGCCAGGTCGCCATCCGAGATTCGGACGGACTTGCGGTCGATGGTCTTCATGGCCTTGCCGGCCTCCTCTCGGTCGATCATTGCAGCCACCTTCTCACTCCATACCCGCCCGGGCTCGCCGCCCCAGAGGAGGAATGCGACGTATCCAGGGGTCGGCGGGCTGTCCCACCCGGGACGCTTGTCGACCGCGTGGCGAGCGTGCCAGGCTCTCATCTTGATGATCTTGTCACGGCTCGCTGGTTCCCCCGAGGCCATCCGACGAGCCCATGCCACCGTCTCGGGCTGGAGACCTTCGCCGCTTGCCCCGTCCTCGTGCAGCTCCAGGCCCCGGCGCAGCGCCTCCCTCACCCCCTGCGGTGGCGTCAGGTATTTCTCTATCGGCATCGGGCGCCTCCTCTAGTGATCCGCGCTGTACGGGTGCATCTCCCGAACTCGGTGGAACGTCCACGTCCAGTCGCTTCTTGCGACGAGATAGCCCTCGGTCTCGAGGACGTATGTGCTGCCGGGGTTCTCTCGACACTCATCCTCCGCTCCCGCACGGGCCGCGGGTTGACTCTCGTGCCAGACCTCCCGGTCCCACTTGTCCAGCGACGGCCGGTAGTCGTACCGCTTGCCGCGTTCATCCTGCATGAGGTCATCGAACGTCGGCCTCACTATCGGCGGGATCGGGCCACCGGAAGATGGTGACGGGTGCCACCCCCGCGTGGACCGCGTCACAGAAGACTTCCGCTTCGCCACCGCCATCACCGTCCCAGAACATGCTCCGCCGGGTCTTGACCCCGGGGAATCGTGCGCGCAGGTCCTCCTCGAGGATCGCGCAGGCAGCCACCGCGTGACGCTCGCCTTGGACGTGCGACACGATCGGGTGGATGATCGCCCGGCGGATCGCCTCGCTCGGGTCCGGGCTCGCTGGGTGCAAGTCACTCATGCTCGTTTATCCAGGTGTGAACCTCGAGGACGTCATCGCCCTTGAGGATGACGCTCGCGCGGTCCTGGTGCAGCACCGAGGCGAGAGGCCCGTACCGCTCGCTTTTGATCTGCGCCGCGTTCATGGCGATGCGGCGGTTGCCGTGCTGAACGATCTCGACCATTACGATCCTCCGATCGGGACTTCGACATAGACTTCCATGCAGCGGCAGTTGCAGACGTTCGCGGCCCCGCCTGCCGGGTCGTGCGGGTGCATCATCTGCGTCCCGGCCACGTCGTATGGGTCGGCGAGCGGGACGATCGTCCCGTTGAGCGCCGCATGGTCGGGGCGGCTGCGGCTGTCCACCAGCGCTACCCACCGCTTCCGCAGCTCGATGCCGAGGGGCTGCACGTCCTGGTTGAGGCTCACGGCCTCGAGGTTCGCGCCCTTCGACGAGGCCACCCCGACCTCGGTGCGGGCGATTAGCATCGGGCGGTACTGATAGTTCGTCGCGTAATCGCCCGGGAGCGCCCCGACGTCCGTGACCTCGTAGAGCCCGCGGATCTGCCGCGCGATGGTCTTGTAGTCCAGCGCCAGGTCGAGCCCGTCCTGGATGATGCCGCGGATCTCGTCACGAGTGGACGTGCTCACGAGAGCCACCTGCGAGGCCACGGCGGACTTGACCCAGGAATCCCACAGCGATCGGACGTTCTGAAACACGCCCTTCGTCTCGCGGATTCCGAGAGCCTTCTTGCGATGCGCCAGGGCCTTGCCCACGAGGCTCGCGCTGTCACGCCCGACACGATCGTACAGGCTCGTCAGGACGGGCGTGAGAGCGTCCTGCGAGCCGAAGCTAGGGTTTGCGTTGCCGCCCTCCACCTGATCGGCGATCTCGCCAAGACCGGCGCGGAGAGCCTTTCGGACGCGAGGCTCGTAGATCCCGACCCAGTATTCCCGGCGACGGTCCATGGCCTCGTTCAGCTGCTCGAGCGGGTCGGGTGCGGCCTTGACCTCGGGTACCGGGGCGGAAGCCTGGCCGGTGACCGGTGCGGGCGCCACGGGTGCCGGGGCCGGAGCCGTCAGCGCGTCGAGCGGGACGAGGGTCCCGGGCTCGAGGATGACGTCACCTTCCGGGCGTTCCTCGTAGCCGGCCATCACGCGCTGCTCGTTCACAGTCAGCCACGACGCGGCCTTGATCTGATTAAAGAGCGCCTCGCGGTCCTCCTGGAGAGCCTCGATGCTGTCGCGGTCGTATGCGAGCGTGAGCGCCGGGCCGAACTGCGGGGCGAGCCAGTTGTTCAGGTCGTCGGCGATGCGGTCGAGGAGGGGCAGGATGGTCTCGGTGTAAAGCGCCTTCCTGGCCTCGCGGCGGTTCTGGTAGGTGGCGGACATGAGCCCGACCAGCTCGCCCGGCACGCCGAACGCCGCGCAGATCCGCTGGGCGGACCAGAGCATGCTCTTGTCCATCGACATGTCCTGCGGGCTGAACGAGAGCGGTTGCGCCTCGAGGCCACCGTCGAGGATCATCGGGCGCCCGACATTGTCCGTGCCCTGGTAGAGCTGCTGGATCTGCGACTTCAGCCGGTCGTACTGGCGATCGTCGAGAGCGTCTTGCGAGCGCAGGACCATCCCGGGCATCGCCTGGTTCTGGAGGAGCCGGACCTCGTACCGCGCGAGCTCGTTGTCCTGGTCGATCGCCCGGGCCGCGGCCTCGAGCGGCGACATCCCGTACCAGTCGTCCAGCGGCGAGAACAGCCGGATGTGAAGGCAGTGCTCGGTGTCGAGGTCGATGCGAGCCGTCGACACCTCGTAGCGGTATCCGCGAACTCGGTTCTGAGCGTCCGGAAGCACCCGCATCCGGTCGGGGCGCAGGACGTACAGCTCTCGTGGGGCGCCACGGTCGGGGCCGACCGCCTCAACGTAGCTGTTCCCGGCGATCAGCAGGAACGAGACGAGCTGCTCCGCCCATGCCCCGTATCCCTGCTCGGGGTTCGGGCGTCGCAGCAGGTCGAGGAGCGGGTGGCTGTTTAGCTCACGGGCGGCCTCGCCGCGGCCCTGGTAGAGCCTCCAGGGGATACCGGCGATGCCACGGGCGATCTCGGTGACGCAAGCGTAAACCCACGGGTTCGTCGCGTAGCCCTCGCGGGAGAGCGCCTGATAGTCCCGGGGAGTCCACACCGCGTCCGGCAGGTTGCGCACGAGCGCCTGCGTGGTCGCGCTGGCCTTCACCTCGACGCCCAGCGCCCGGCGCATCCAGTCACGGAATCCCATCATCGCTCCCTTCGCAGACATGTCATAACCTGCGTATACCCGGCTCCGCCGTGCGCTCGAGCATCAGCTCCGTGATGCCCCACACCAGCGCGTCCATCCTGTCCGGGCTCTCGTGCCCCGGGGTCCACCCGCACAACTGGTCCTCGAGACCTGACCACGCCCCGACGTGATGGACCTTGCCCTGCTCGTAGAGGGCCGCGACGGGTTCGGCACGGGCCACCTTGCCGCGTGACGCCCGCACCTCACGGATCGGGAGCCTTCCTTGCAGTGTACCCAGCAGGTGCCGGACGAGGTCCCCGCCCTGGTTCACCTCGCAAACGATCGCGTTCGCACGATGCCGATTGTAGCAGGCCACCACCTCCCGACCCCACGCGTCCGGGCTGCCTCGCATCGAGCGGTCGTCCAGGACGTACCCGTGGCCGTCAGCACCGAGGCCCACGACGACGATCCCGGTCTCGTCGGCTTCCTCGCCGGCGGTAACCGCGGGGTCGACAGCGACCACGACCCGCACGAGCTCGGGTAAGGCGTGCCTGCGGTTCGCGTCGATCTCGGAGCGCTGCCACAGGGCCGCCGGGTTGTCGTCGAGGTCCTCGCCGAGCAGCTCCTGGCGCCCGATGCGCGTGCCCTCGTACCGGGTCACGATGGCCTCGAGGAACTCCCGGGCCAGGTTCGCGCGGTTCTGGTAGGTGGTCCCGCGAGTGACCACGGTCCCGGGGTCGGCAGCGATGCGACGCATGAGGTCCGTCGGCCTGGGCGTGGTGGTCACGACAGCACGGGGGTCACTCCCGAGACGCAGGCCCATGCGCAGCTGGTCCCACGCCTCCGGGTACCGCCAGGCTCCGACCTCGTCGCACCACGCCGCGTGATGCTGCGGGCCTCGCAAGCGCTCCGGCTCGTCGGCGGAATAGCAGTACGCCAGCGCTCCCGAGGGGAACACGAGCCGGCGCCGGGACGGCTGGTACTCTGGGCGGTCGTGCGGGCCGCAGATGCTCATGATCCCGGAGTCGCCTTCGACCATCACGTCCCGCACGTCGGCAGCCGTTGGCCCCACGAGGGCGATGCGCCCGACGTTCCGGGCCTGCTGCCGCACCCACTCAGCCCCGACGCGGGTCTTGCCCCATCCTCGCCCGGCCTTCACGAGCCAGGTGCGCCAGGTGCCCGCGGGGGCGAGCTGCTCGGGACGCGCCCAGAAAGGCCAGGCGTAGCGGAGCGCAGCCAGCTCGTCGGGCGTGAGGCTCGCGAGGATGCGCTCCCCGTCGGGGCTGCCGGCCAAGTCGTGCAGGTTCACGGGGTATCCGGGCCCTGCGACCGGGCCCCCGGGCCCTGTGCCGCGGCGATGCGGGCCCGCGCGATAGCGGCGTACTCCTCCGACAGCTCGACCCCGAGGAACCGGAAGCCCTCGAGGACGGCGGCCTTGCCAGTGGAGCCGGAGCCCGTGAACGGGTCGAGCACGAGGCCACCCGGAGGCGTCACGAGCCTGCACAGGTATCGCATCAGGTCCGTGGGCTTCACGGTCGGGTGGTGGTTCGCGCGGGAGCCGGCACTATCGAGCCCCTCCTCGC